GGACATTCGCTGATGCGTACAGTATTACGCTGAGGAGAACGAACATGAGACATTTATTCATATCGTTATTACTAGCAGTTGGCAGTACAGTAGTTGCAGCACAAGAAGTACCAGTAGCAGAAGTAACATTTAGATCCACAGTCTTCAACCAGACTACACAGTTTGTTGAACGCACTGTTAATATGATTGCCACACCGTTCCTTAGTGATCGGGACGTAGAGTGTATGGCACGAAACATATTCTATGAAGCCGGCGGGGAATCAACCGAAGGCAAGATTGCGGTAGGAGTCGTCACACTGAACCGCACACAAGATGGTCGCTTTGGACGAACAGTATGTGAGGTTGTCCGAGCTCGCACCGTGGTTATTAAATCTCGAGAAGTCAAACGTAATGAAGTAGTTCGAGTTGGTTACTTTGGTCGACCCGAAACTGTGGAAAAGAAAGAAATAGTCATGCAAGAAGTTCCTGTTTGTCAATTTTCGTGGGTATGCTCAGGTATTGTTCGCAAACCAAAGTTAGATGACGAGCGTTGGGTAGAAAGCCAAGCGATTGCCCAGCAGCTAGCCCAAGGTGAATTCCAGGAAGAACGGGCCAAATATGGTTCAGCGTTGTTTTTTCACAACGGTGGAGTCCGTCCTATATGGGCTCGAACCAAGCAGTTAGTAGCCCGCACAGGGCATCATTTATTCTACGAGTAGGTTGACCATAAACTACGAATTTGCTATAATAGTTGTATTGCTTGTAAATTAGGAGGTTTATTTGAAAGTAACCCAAACTAGCACAGCGTTAAAAGTATTAGGCTTTATGGCAGTAGTATTTGCGCTGTATCACGTAACCGTAAATCGGTTAGACTATTTGCGCTCGGCCAACGAAGCTGCACGTCAAGGCTTTATCTCAGCCGAAGACCGTACCAAGCAGTTGGCATGCCTGACTAAAAACATTTATAACGAAGCTGGCTTTGAACCATTTGAAGGCAAGGTTGCTGTGGCTCAGGTCACACTTAATCGAGTAGAGTCTGGCAAGTTTGGTAAAGACGTTTGCGGTGTAGTGTATGCCAAGAATGTTGTTTACGAACGGATCATCTGTCAGTTCTCCTGGACTTGTGATGGCAAAACAGCACTCAAACCTATTGCATCGGCCCATTACAAAGAAGCAGAAGAAATAGCAAAGAAAGTCTTGCTTGAAGGTTTTAGATTACCCAGTATGAAAGCCGCAATGTATTATCATGCGGATTACGTCAACCCACAATGGGGCAAGCCACAAATTACTAAAATTGGCCGCCACATCTTTTATTCGGAGAAGATCTAATGAACACACTCGCTATCAATCGTGAAGCAGTAAATGAATTCTTAAACAAGTACCTGCCCAAGATTAGTGCAGACACGCTAGGATGGTTAGCCATTGTAGTAATCAACTGTGCAACTATTCCTACCTTGCTTGCCTTAATGACCGGACTAAGTGATCGTACACCAAGCCTGGATATGGTCATGTTCTTGTGGACCAGCTTGTTCTTGTTGTTTGGTCGTGCTATTGTGCTAAAGGATACCTTAAACATCATCACCATTAGCGTAGGCTTTATGATTCAGGCAAGCCTAATGGCTGTGATATTGTTTAAGTGATTGACAACTTTGTAGTCCTTGACAGCATACACGGCAAGTTCATTGTTGCTCGTAATTGCGCTTTCCAAGCTGAAGCTTTAGTTAAGACTGGGCGCACTCACATTGAAGAAGAACTTGCTAACATTTTTGCTGTAATAGACACCCTGCCCGATGATTGCGTTATAGTAGATGGTGGAGCCAATATTGGATTCTTTACAGTTCCGGTAGCACAACGAATTAAACACCGAGGCGGTCGTGTGGTTAGTTTCGAACCACAACGCCAATTGTTTAATGCCCTGAGTGGTAGTCTAGCACTTAACGGCCTAGACAATGTATTTTTACATAACATGGGACTAGGCGATGGCCGCCATTCACAAGCATACCTTCCTGCAGTAGACTACAGTCAGCCCAGCGACTTCGGCACAGTAAGTTTATCTGTAGACTACACAGTTGAGGAACACTACTGGATGCGTACTCGTAGTGTTGATATTGACAGCATAGATAGTTTAATGTTACCAAGATTAGACTTTATTAAATTGGATGTTGAGGGCTTTGAAATACCGGCCCTGACTGGTGGACTCCAAGCTATTGAAAAGTACCGTCCTTACATTTGGGTAGAATACTTTATTACAGGCGCCAAAGAAATTAAACAAGCCCTGAATCCAATCACGGACTATTCTTACTATATTGTAGACTATCAAAACATGTTGTGCATACCCAACGAAAGATTGGGTATTATAAACATGACCAACTGCCCAACTTTTGATGATTGACCAATAATGGATTGTTTGCTATAATAGTTTTATGATATTTGATAGCGAAGTCAACGCCATGCAGAACATTGATACTGGTTTATGGTCAGTGTTCCGACTTGAGTGGCCAGTTGGTCATCTCTTTCCTAAGAAGATAATGATTGCTGAAAATATCCAGCGTGAAGAAGTTGATAAATGGTTAGCATGGGGGAATTTACAACGATGACAATGCACTTAGAGGGCCCTTGGCTCAGCACAACTGGCAAGAAAAAAGGTCCACGCAAATGGGCCAGCGCAGAAGCCAAAAAACTAGCACAACAAAGACAGGCCGAATGGGATCGCAAGTTAGTTCAGTTTGACAAAATGTCTCCTAAGTTTAGCACTGGTCCTTACAATACTCCACGCCGAACTATTGCAGACGTTATGCCCAAGACTCCTCCTGGACGTGAAACTCCTACGATTGTATCGCAAGATACCGGCTGGGTTCCTTGCGTTAAGGTACATGATCCTGAATATACCGGCACAAAAATCAAGGGCATCGGCACCATGCACAAGTCAAATGCTGTGCCAGTATTCAGCGACGAAGAAGCAAAAGATATTAGTAAAATGCGCCGTTAACGGCTAAGTAAAAGACAAGGAGATATTAGACACAATTGAGTAAAGAGGAAGCAATTAAAATGGAGGGAGTAATTACGGAAGTATTACGTAACACTACCTACCGTGTAAAATTAGAGAACTTTGAACAACCTGTGCTTGCCACACTCAATGGTAGAATGCGGTCTAACAACATAAAAGTCTTAGAAGGGGATCAAGTAGAGCTTGAATTTAGCCCGTATGACCTAACTCGCGGCAGAATCACTCGACGGAGATAAAAATAGTTACAGATAAAATATTATGCCTGGGCAACAATGATGAAACCACAGACCGGGCTGTATCAGAACTGGCGCAACAACAGGGTGTTTGCAATCATGGTCTCATAACCGACGGCAATTTTATGCCCTTGGAACCAGGTCTTTATCACACCACAGTGGTAGACATAGACTGGAGTAATCTTATCAAACTAGCACACAAATTTGATCGTGTTATTATGTTGGATCAACCTCAAAAGGCTTGGAGTCATTGGAAGTGCATGCAGGCCACTTGCAAACTGATGTTAAAATTAGAACATGATGGTAAACCCACAGTGTTTCGAGACAATCAAAATATCAAAAAATTACTGTATTGGATGGATTTAGTCTATAGCAAAAATTCCAGCTTTTGCATTTATCCCTGGATAAATCTACACAATCAAGGGCCAGATTTGAAATTGTGTTCACGAGCCGGATCAGTAGTTACTACCATAGATGATCTGCAGGATTGGCAAAAAGATCCTAAATACGGTTCGATTCGACAGGCCATGATTGCAGGCCAACGTTTGCCAGATCACTGTTCAACTTGCTATCACTACGAAGATCTTGGCATAGAAAGTTATAGACAATTTGAAACTATAGATTGGGTTACACAACTGGAGCTAGGTACCGAAAAAGATCTTGAAACAATCACATATCCTAAGTTTTATGAAGTGCATAGCGGCAATCATTGCAATATAAAATGTCGAGGTTGCCAACCAGCTTTTAGTGAGCCCATTGGAATAGAATTAAAAAAGCACAACATAAAACCACCAGAAGAATTCCGTTGGAATGCACGAGGGTATTCCATGGATAAAATTAACATAGACCAACTGGATCATCACAGCTCGGTATACTTCCAAGGCGGAGAACCGACCATCATGCCTGAAGTGCGACAGTTTTTACGTAAGTGTATAACCAAACGCAAAACAAATTTTTTCTTAACCATGTGCACCAATGGAGTAAAATTTACAGACGAATTTTTAGATTTGGTTGGGCATTTTTCTAACACCAATTTTAGTTTTAGCCTTGACGGCTACAATCGAATCAACGACTATTGGCGCTCAGGATCAAGTTGGTCTAAAGTCATAAACAATGCACATCTTGTTAAATCTCTGGGACATTCGGTTAGCATCAACACTGTGCCTGGTATCTATAATGTCACAAACCTACATCTGTTGTTTGAATTCTTGGATAGAGAATTTCCTATGACATCCATATACATGCAGCTCAACTATATCCCCTGGCAGTCAGTCTACAACCATCCAATGGTAGACTTGGTGATTGAAAGCATGAAAAAATGTCAGCTTACTTCGATGTATCACAGTAATGGCAAAAGTTGCAAAACTAGCATTGATGGTATTTTGCATTACTACTTAAATAATCCCCAGTGTGATTTAACTCAATTAAAAAAATTCTTTGACTACAATGATAGTCTAGACCGTGTTCGGGGGACCAAACTACAGGATTTTATTCCTGAATTAGAAGCGGCCCGAAACTTCTTATCATAAATATACCATGCAATATACTATCAGACAACATTTAGATCTAGTAGAAGCAACGACCCGCCCGACTAAGCTGGAAACTACTCCATTACCTTATACTCATAAGGCGCTAGAACCCGTCCTGAGCCCAGCTTCAATTGAATATCATTATGAGCATTTAGCCAAGGGCTACGCCAAACGATACAATGCAGGGGAAGGCAATGCTGATTTTAACCGTGCAGGATCATTTTTACATAACAAGTTTTTCCCGCAACTTCGTGCACCTAAAGGAGCAAATCGTCCCAAGGGCGCGGTGCTTGAACTGATTGAAACAAATTTTAAAACCTATGAAGACTTTAAAGATGAATTTAAAAAAGTGGCCATGGCCGTCCAGGGATCGGGTTGGGTATATCTTAGCACATCGGGCACGATTAAAACTATCCCAAATCATCAAGTTAGAACAGATATCTGTGTTCTAGTAGACTGGTGGGAACATGTTTGGGCTCTGGATTATCAGTGGGACAAAGAGCGTTATTTAGATAACATCGGGAAAATTATTAACTGGGACGTTTGTAACGAACATCTTTAAAGGAAACTATATGATCACAATAACCGACGCAGCAGTGACAAAAATCCGCGATATCGTCACTGAAGAAAACAACCCTAAACTTAAACTCCGTGTATTTGTTCAAGGAGGTGGATGTAGTGGCATGCAATATGGTTTTACCTTGGATGAAGAGCAAAACGAGGATGATTGGGACCTGGATATTTCAGGTGTTAAAATCCTGGTAGATAGCACGAGTGGTGGATATCTTCAAGGTGCAGAAGTAGACTACAAAGAAGATCAGTACGGTGCTACATTTAGTATTAAAAATCCAACAGCCAAAACCACCTGTGGTTGCGGTAGTAGTTTTAGTCCAGAGTAACCCAACTCAACTGTGCTGTAGTAATCTGGTAAATACACTAGAGGACTCAAATCTATGGCACAACTAGTAATTAACGTCGGAACAGCACCCAACGATGGCTTGGGCGACCCAATACGCACAGCGTATCAAAAATGTAACACTAATTTTAGCGAACTTTTTAGCCGAGTACAAGTTGATCCACCTACAGACCCTAGTGGTACAGTAGGAGATAGCGCCGGCATGTATGCTTACGATACCACATATTTTTATGTTTGTGTTGCGGATTATGATGCTACCACAGAAATCTGGCAACGCATAGAGTTTGATACTGCTCCCTGGTAATTTAGCAAATGGCACAACCTGTTTGGATCACTCCGCCTGGAAGCCTTGGAACTATACCGGAAGGTGTGTTTTATGAGGTTCCATTAGAAGCCTACGATCCAGATTCTGTAGACACCATATACTATGAAGTAATAGCAGGACAATTACCAGCCGGTATAGAAGTGGTCAACGATACCGGCCTGATTGCCGGAGTACCCCAGGCTATTGTTGTTGTTGATGGTGTTCCGGCACCAGTTAGTGCCGATGTTACCAGCAAGTTTGCTGTTCGCGCCTATACAACACAAGTCATCCAGGGAGTAACAGTAATCAATCGCCTGGCTGACAGAACATTCACCCTCACAATAACCGGGCAAAACAATCCAGAATTTATAACTCCTGCCGGCTCAGTAGGCACATACTTTGACGGTACACAAGTAACCGACCTACAAATAGAATATACCGATGTTGACCCAAACGATACGGTCATAGTACGACTTACGGCAGGGCTATTGCCTCCGGGATTGACTATTTCGGCCACTGGATTAATTTCAGGATTCATTGCGCCCAATACTGATGCTGGAGTAGCCGCGGGATTTAGTCGCGACGGTCAAGGATATGACCAATATGCTTTTGATTTTTCAACCAAAAGTTCTACAATAAATTATCAATTTATCTTAGAAATAACAGATGGAAAAACCAGCAACTTAAGAACCTTTACCATTCTGGTTTACAGCCGCAATGCGTTAACTGCAGACGATACACAAATCACAGCAGATAATACTTTTGTCACAGCCGACGGTTCACCACAACGCACACCAATCTTGTTGACACCAACTGGCAGTATTGGTACTGTACGAAATGATAATTTTTATGCATTTAAGTTTGATGGAATTGATCTTGATGGCGATCAATTCGAATACACAATTAGTCTTGGTGGCACCATTGGGTACGATCAAGGACTAATTAACTTCTTACCCGGAAGTTATGATTACACCGGTGAAGGATTCGATCAAGGTGGATTTACACTCCCACCCGGCCTGACTCTAGATCCAGTAACCGGGTGGCTCTATGGGTACATTCCAGATCTTGGAATAACCGAGTTGACATATAATTTTGCCATTCGCGTGTATAAAACCGGTGACCCAACTGTGATCAGCGATTTTTATTATTACTCTTTAAGTATTGTAGGTAGTCTAAGTACCGAAGTTACTTGGCTTACTCTCAGCGACTTGGGATCAATTGACAATGGCGCCACTAGTACCTTGTATGTGGCCGCAGTAAACAAGAGTGGTATACCGCTACAGTATCAATTAGAATCCGGCAGCACCAGTCAATTACCTCAGGGTCTACAACTATTGCCCGAAGGCGACATTGCCGGCCGAGTTAGTTTTAATACCTTCGCTCTTGACAGCGGAACTACTACATTTGATGTACGCAGTAGAAATCTGTATAATCCCAATTCAAATCCCACAACCGGAGTAGGAACTGAAACCACCTTTGACATGGTGTTTACATTCACAGTTAATGCCTACAGCGTTAATGGAGTAGTCAGCGTGTTTAAAACCTTTACCATTCGTGTTATACGCAGATACAATGAACCATATAATAATCTTTATATACAGGCCATGCCGCCTCAAAACGATCGTGCAATATTGAATAGTCTTCTGCAGAATGATGATATATTTCCTACAGGTCTATTATATCGACCGCAAGATCCTAATTTTGGCTTAGCCACCAAAGTTGTATATCAACATGCTTATGGGTTAACAGCGGCTACTCTTGATTCTTATGTTGATGCATTAAAACTTAATCATTACTGGAAAAATTTAGTCTTGGGTAGCATCGAAACAGCACAGGCCTTGGATGTTGACGGTAACACAATTTACGAGGTAGTTTATAGTCGTGTGATTGATAATCTAATTAATAACGATGGCAAAAGTGTCGGCAAACAAGTGGGGTTGGCCTACCCAATTAATGCTGGGGATAGTACCGAAGTTGATGTAGTTTATCCTAATAGTTTAGCGGACATGCGTACCCAGGTCATTGATACCGTAGGACAAATTAGTAATGTATTACCACAATGGATGCTGAGTAAACAAGCCAATGGCTCAGTATTGGGCTTTACACCGGCATGGGTAATTGCATACACATTACCAGGAAAGAGTGGACAAATTAAGTATAACATTGAAACTATATTTGGTAATCAATTAAATCTAGTGGATTTTGATGTGGATCGTTACGAGTTAGATAATTTATTAACTAAGAATTGGAATCGTGAAGAACAGCAATGGATTCCAACTCCCCCAGAAGCAACTACATTTGATGTGATTCCGGGACCACCCACAGTATTTGATGGCAACAGCGTGGAATTTATTGTGCCAGTAGACATATACACCAATACACAAATATACGATAGATATTTGTTGTTTCCTAAACGGAACATATTGGAATAATTTATTTTAGCTATATAACCAGCTAAATAATACAAATAATTAAGGAATAGTAAAAATGACTTCGCAGATTAATCCAAACAACATCGATGGCGCTTACCCAGTAGCTGGCCAGGATAATAATTCACAAGGTTTTCGTGATAATTTTACCAATACTTCCACTAATTTTCAGTATGCAGCTGCTGAAATCACCGACCTACAAAACAAGGCAGTATTAAAAGCCGCCCTAACTGGCACTACCCTAAACAACGATATGAATGGTAGTATTTTGAGTAATGCTCAACTGCAAAACATGAGCGGTACTGTGGTATCTCTAGGTGTGTTAAGTGGTGATGTTGGCATTAATTATACTGCTGGCCCATATCAAACAGTAACTACAGCAGGTAGTATTAGCCTAGCGTTTACCAATTTTACTCCGGCTGGCACACAAGATTCTATTACTGTTCAAGTTACTGTGGCCAGTGTTGCTCATACTCTAACACTACCGGCTGCAGTTTCAGTGAATGCTGCCGGAATTCAAGGTATTGATGCCGCAACCAATGTGATTGAATTTGCCGCAACCGGCGTATACGCATTTAACTTTGTTACCAGCAACGGTGGCACAACCATTACAGTTACTGAAGCAAACAAACCATTACAACCATTCAACAATAGCCAAGAAGATTTGGCATCGGCAGCTGCTATCAGCCTGGCTACTACTGTGAGTTACTTTAGCACTGCTGGATCCGAAACTGCCACTTTAGCTGATGGAGTCGAAGGTCAAATTAAAACCTTGATCTGTACCAGTTACGTGGGCAACATGGTTGTTACTGTGGCTACTGCCGGTTGGAAAACTTCTGGAAGCGGTACAATCACATTTGGTGCTGATGGACGTGCCTGCACATTGCAATATGTTCAGGGCGCTTGGTATTGTATCGGCAACAATGCTGCGGTATTTGCCTAACCAAAACTATTGACAGCAGTCTAAAAGTAGTATACAATTAAGGTATGGAACATCCTCTTATACCCAGTTTAGACTCGTTGACCACTCAACAACTTACTGACAAAATTGCCGAGCTTAATAAAAAGTTAGGCATAGCCTATCGCGGAGGCAATAGCTATCTCTGCGAACAAATTAGAATGGCACTCGAAAGTTATCAGGCCAAATACCAAGAACGTCTGAACGGCCCGGGCAAAACTCCGTTTGATGAAGCAATTGACATATCGTGAACGTTCGCTTACAATACACTATATCATTTACAGCTGCGGTACATTATCAAGATCGGTTGATCATGAATAATTACTTTCTACGCACTTATATGATTACCAACACCGCAGATGCAGACAATCACAACATTGCCTTTGAAAGATTGAAATATTTTATCGCCGAGGAGATGGATTCAACTGTGTTTATTAATAGTAATTGCGTCGAAGCCTGTGAACGGTATCTGGCAGCCGGAATAAAGATTACTACTTTACCCAACGAGCCGGTAGATCAAATCATTGGGGTCATGCTATTTTCCAAATTAAATGCCATTATGGAAGAACGTATTAGCATAGTCGAAACAGAATTATCTAGTGCTGTGGGTGACAACATGGTCTATATACATGGTGAGAATGAGACCACCGATAATTTAGTTTTTCCGGACTGGTGGACTACAGCAGATGTAGTGCATTGTGATGCCGACTTAATTGACAGTGATAATGTATTGTCACTATTAAGATCAAATGTATGGCAAGAATTAGATTTAGGATGGCCCGACGCTGAACCGGCAACAGAACCGGTTGGGGCCACTGGTAACATTGTGTTTGCAGATTTTGGAAAAGATGAAACAAAATAACCTAGGCGAAATGATTTTTAACGAGTCGGATGTTTGCGACCTGTTAATGCAAGGGCGTAATCCTGCGTCATTAAATCGTATGTTGGTAGACAGCTCTATTAATATTGAGCAAATGGTAGATTTTGTTGATTGTATGCCCGAGTTCATTAAACATGTAGGTGATCCTACGGTTATTATAACAGTGTTTGATCAGAGAGCACAAGCTCGTTGGCACATGCCCGAAGAGTACAAGCAGTTAGACATTGCTGAATATATTTTAAAATTGTGCGGTACCGAAGCAGAACTACAACGAGTAGGACATGAACTATTACTGTATCAGGAAAAAGATTTGTTTAACTTGTTGCGATACTTAAAATACCTGGTTGATGTAATGACAGAGAATCATGTAATTTGGGGAGTAGGAAGAGGATCAAGTGTGGCCAGTTATGTATTGTACAAACTAGGAGTACACAGAATTGACTCAATCTTCTATAATTTACAGCCCGAAGAGTTTCTCCGTTAAATACACATATAATTCAGAGGAATAACTATGACACGCAAAGTATACAAATCGGCCATGGGTAAGGCAGTTGATCTTGGCTCTCTTATTTTACAAAATGAGGGTGTGAGAGCGGTGGGCAATATGAATGTCAACGCTCGAGGCGATCTACTAGATGGGAACAATCGAGTGATCGATCAAAAAAATCGGCAGATACAACGTCAATACCAACGAACAACCAATGTTTCTAATTCTGTTCCAGTTCAAAACAGTACTCGTGCTGCAAAACAGTCAGCAGCTGAGGCAAAAAATTTAGTTGCTGAAGAACCTGATTTTTTTGAAGATTTTTTACCGGTAGTTGCTACCTCTGAGGCAGTAGCAACACAGCCAACGCCAGTTGACGAATCTGACATGTTACCGCAAGGCGGGGGTTTGGCCGCTGCAATTGCTAGAAGTAGATTAATTAAACAAGAAAAAGAAAAAACTCCCAGAGAGCGAGCACAAGAACAACAGATTAGAAAAATTTAAAAGGAACGTATGATCGAAGTAAAATCAGCATTTGCACCACATCGTATCCCCAGAGAAAAACTACGAGCTCTTAAAAAAGACGTACTGGTATCAGACATGGAGTTTGATACTCGCATTACACAAAGTGGTTTAATTTTGCCCAATGATAATGGCACCAGTTTGGGTATTCGACCTCGCTGGGGTCGTGTATACGCAGTAGGAAAAGACCAAATAGATGTTCGAGTTGGACAATGGATTTGTGTAGCTCACGGTCGGTGGACTCGTGGTGTAGATATAGAAGATGGTGAAAATACTATTAAACGCACTATTCGTAAAATTGATCCTGAGGATATTTTATTGGTAAGTGACAGTGAAACACGCCCACAAGACGATACTATGAGCGAAGCAGTACATATTCAAAAACAATCATAGTCGTGGTTGTAAAAAAGACACCAAAATGCAGTATTTGTAGGCAAACTCCAGTCGACACATGCGATTGGCGACAAGGTCGTTGTCCACACTTGCCACCTGTGTTACAATTAACTATTATTGATAAACTTGTAAATTTCTTCAAAGGCAAAAATGAATCACCCGGATCCAGTGAAACACAGAAACATAAGTCTAGTAAAAAGCGGACTTAGAATTGTAGCAGGCGGCAACCTAGCCGTTGGTAATTTCTTAGCGGCAGGTGCATTGCTTATATCGGCAGAGTTTTTAGGCATTTGGGAAGAGCTAGTATGAAAGAACTTTGGGTAGAAAAATATCGTCCAAACACTGTTGATGGCTATGTATTTGTAGATCAAGCACAGCGTGATCAAGTTATGTCGTGGATCCGAGACGGTAGCATTCCACACCTATTATTCAGCGGAGGGCCGGGTACAGGTAAAACAACCTTGGCCAAGATGTTAATAAACGAATTAAAAATTGATGAGTATGATGTCATGTTTGCCAATGGGTCAAAGGAAGCTCGCAAAGTTGAGTGGGTAGACAAGTTAATTAGTTTTTGTCAAACCATGCCGTTTAGCAAGTTTAAAGTTGTGTTGATTGACGAAGCTGACTATATGAATCCAAACAGTGTGCAGCCAGCCTTGCGTAATCTTATGGAAGACTATAGTCACAGCGTAAGATTTATTTTAACTTGTAACTATCCTAATAAAATATTGCCACCGATTCATAGTCGTTGTCAACAATTGCATATTCCTAAAACAGATCATACTGAATTTACAGCCCGAGTGGCCACAGTACTAGTCACAGAAAATATAGAGTTTGATATTGACACCCTAGACACCTATGTAAAGGCCACTTACCCAGATCTGCGAAAATGTTTAAATCTTGTACAGCAAAATAGCACTAATGGTACTCTTGTGGCGCCTGGCGCTACTGATAAATCTGTTGGTGATTGGAAGCTCGATGCTGTACAGTTGTTCAAGCAGGGTAAACTTCGTGAAGGAAGAACTTTAATATGTCAACAGAGTACTCCCGAAGAAGCTGAAGATATATTTCGTTGGATGTATGATAACTTAGATTTATGGGCCAAAGATGTGGAGAGGCAGGATCAAGCAATTATTATTATTAGAAACGGTATGGCCAATATGCCATTGGTTGCTGACCAAGAAATTAATTTAAGTGCTACCATATCGGAATTGTGTCAACTATGAGGTATCTGATATTAACCTACTACTATCAAGCCAACGGCAAAATTGATGAAGCTATGACTGTTGCCAATAAGATTCGCCGAAAAGATTGGCAGACCGCTAGTGTAATTTTAGACTTTAAGGATCAAAAAGTTCTTAAGGCTAGCCTACGTGATACAACTATTCCCAAAGATTGGGATCGCATTGTAGGGTATTACTATCCGTTTTATACCAGCATTATGGAACGCTTGTTTGAAGAAAATGGCCAACCAGTTGATATAAAAGCAGATGCATAATCTAAAAGTTAGTATTTACTAACCTAACTTGACACAAAATTCATATTATAGTATAATAGTATTATGAAATCGAAATATAGAAACAGAAAAAAACTTATCCTAACTGACGCAGACGGTTGTTTACTTGACTGGGAGTGGGCCTTTAATGTATGGATGCAAGAGCATGGATTTATAGAAGTTCCGGGTAGCAAGCTCAACTATGACATGAGTATACGCTACGGCATTCCCAGAGAGCAAGTGGTTAAACTTATTAGAATTTTTAATGAAAGTGCTGCGATTGGGTTCTTACCAGCGCAACGTGATGCCATGTACTATGTCAAACGCTTGGTTGAGGAGCATGGATATAGATTTCATTGTATCACATCATTGAGTTTAGATCCAAATGCACAACGACTTCGTGAAATGAATTTAAGCAAATTATTTGGCGAGCATACTTTTGAGCGTATTGTGTGCTTAGACACCGGGGCACATAAAGACGATGCTCTTGAGGAGTATGAAGGTACTGGACACTATTGGATTGAGGACAAACCTGAAAATGCCGAGGCTGGCTATAAGTATGGATTAAATCCGTTACTTATAGAACACGGTCATAACATGCACTACTATCACAATCATATTAATATTGTAAAGAACTGGAAACAAATTTACGAAGTGATTACTGGAGAAACTATTTGAGAATTTTAACAATATCTGTTGGCCTTATTGAAGATGTCATAGCCGAGCATCCGGTTCGTCGCGAAATTGAAGTATTTAAATCAGCAATCAACAAACAACCGGTAAGCACATTGGATAATCCCAGGCCAGTTGAAATAACAACTACAAATATTATAGGTGATGATCAGGCAGTCAAGCGTGTACACGGAGGAGTTAATAAAGCTGTTTATGCTTATCCGGTTGAACACTATCCATTTTGGGAAGAATTTACCGGCAATAAATTGCAACACGGCGGGGTAGGTGAGAACTTAACTATTACTGGATTAGTCGAAACTGAAGTTTATGTTGGAGATCGTTGGCTTGTAGGAGAAGTAGAGTTAGAAGTTACGGAACTTCGTGAGCCATGCTTTAAATTCAATGCTAAGATGGAACATAAAGGTGCGGCCAAAGAAATGATTCAACGTGGTTACTCTGGTTGGTATATGCGTGTTTTAAAGACAGGTATTGTTAAAGCTGGTGATACTATTACAGCTATCCCAGGTCCAAGAGAAGTTTCGATTACCCAACAAAATGTTATTTTGTTGGGCAAGCCGAAGTTTGAGTTTTAATCAGCGTAAAGTCGTAGCACAGAATCAATAATCTTGTGCCGCTGTATGTCGCGATTATCTAACGCACACACAGCTATACCCTTTACACCCCCTTCCTGCAGTCTTTGGCATAGGTCTAAGAGACCGTTATTGCCGCGGTTGCGATCCGCCTGTTCAACGTCGCCCGTGATTACAATTTTGCTGCCTTCGCCAATACGGGTCATTAGCATTTTTACTTGATTGGGTGTGGCATTTTGCATTTCGTCTGCAATAATAAACGCACCCTTGAAAGTACGCCCACGCATAAATGCTAATGGTGCAATTTCAATAGTTTGCTCGGCGATCATAGCGGCTATATCGGGTTGACGATAATATTCACGCAAGATATCGGTTAATGGCCGTACCCACGGATCCATCTTTTGATTTAAGTCGCCGGGCAAGAAACCATGTTTCTC